ATTAACCAAACAAGTGCTCAGCGTGGCACGACCCAACTTGACCTTTGAAGAAATCGCACTGCCCATCTACAACTCAACGTTGAAGTTGGCTGGACGACACGCCTGGGCAGACATTGCTTGCACCATACGAGACGATGCAAGTGGCGCAGTGAGTCGTTTGATAGGCGAGCAGTTCCAGAAACAAATGGACTTTTTAGAAATGAGTTCAGCCGCAGCTGGTATTGACTACAAATTCCTTACCAAGATTGAAGTGTTGGATGGTGGCAACGGTGCCAATGCACCTGTGGTACTTGAAACCTGGGAACTGTATGGCTGCTACCTCAAAGGTGCTGACTACGGTGAACTCAACTATGGCACCAACGAAGCAGTGACCATTGCCATGACCATTGCTTACGACAATGCTAACCAAACTCCTGAAGGTTCAGGCGTCGGCACTGAAATTGGACGTGCGTTAGGTGATGTGGTAACTGGCTCAGGCGTCTAAACATGCCGTCATTTGGCCAGGACTTCTTAAAAGGGTTCACAGGCAACAACAGCTTGCGTGATTACCAACACGCAAGCCGTACATTTACCACCAATGCCTACGAACTCAAGCCACGATTCAAGTTTCTTTTTCATGTGAGTTTTACTTTGAACACAGCCGAAGTGCCTTTTTTGCGTGGCGCCTTTGCTGATCCAGACGACATCAAAAACATAAGCCTGGCAGTGAAGACTGTGGACTTGCCCAAGTACAACATTGAAACAGAAACATTAAATCAGTACAATCGCAAAAGAATCATACAGACCAAGTTAAATTATGAGCCTGTGAGTGTGGTGTTTCATGACACCAGCAACGACCTCATAAGAAAACTTTGGTACTACTACATGAGCTATTACTACAAAGATCCAGCTCAACGATACCTAGAACCCAACAACAACAACGGCAGCAACGGCCCTGATGCCAGTCGCGTGGCCGGCTTTGGATACACTGGTCGCGACCTGTACAGTCAACAACGTCTGGGCAATGTCAACGACTGGGGCTACATTGGTGAAGCATACAATGATGGCGCATCAACATTGACTTCAGGCAAGCCACCTTTCTTTCGCGACATCAGAATCTACGGCATGGACCAGCACAAGTTTGCTGAGTACATCTTGATCAATCCACTAATAACAAACTGGAGTCATGACCAATACAGCTATGCCGAAGGTGGCGGCATCATGCAAAATTCAATGACCGTGGCCTATGAAACTGTGAAATACTATTCTGGTGCAGTTGGTGATCCACGCAACGGCGGTGATGCCAACATAATAGGTTTTGCTGATCCTGCACACTATGACAAAACCACCAGTCCTATTGCTAGACCAGGCAGCACTACCACAGTGTTTGGACAAGGCGGTCTGCTGGAAACTGGCGCTGGCATCATTGGCGATCTACAAAGTGGTTCAGTACTGGGCTTGATTGGTGCTGTGCAAAAAGGTGCTAGACTGAATCAAACATACAAGAACAAAGATATTTCTTCTATTGCTCGCAGTGAAGCCAGGACCCTGGGTAAAAATGTCTTGGTACAAGGTCTTCCTGATGCCACAAAAGCAGTGACCAACAAAGCTGATGGTTGGCTGTTCCCTCGAGCACAGGCCGAACGTAATCAAGCCACCAAACAGGCCAACGAAGCTGCTACTCAAAGACAAAACCCTGGGGCTATCTAAATCATGACCACAGTAAATTATGCCAACACCAACATTGATCAAACTGTGAGAGTGTTTGACAGTTTTTATGATTATGATGCCAACATTCCTGCCGCTGAATATGACATTGTGTACAGTTATTTTGTGAGCTTGATGAAAACCAAACAAGCCGCAGGAAATTTTACTGTGAGCTTGTTTAGAGTTGCTGAACAAACTGAAATCTCAGCACTGACATTGTTGCAACAAATGCAGTCCAATTCAGGATTGAACATTGATGTCAGTCTAGCCTACTATCTCAACAACATACGTTCACGAGCCACACTGCTGGGCGTGGGAGCAGCAGTGGTACCAAACTTTTATCAAGCTAGAAATATACTGCCATGAGTCACTGGGCCCAGGGATATTATGAAGTGTTGAATGCAGACAAATACGTGGGCAAAGGCAAGCCGCGTTATAGATCTGGGTGGGAATTCAGTTTTATGAAATTCTGCGACACCAATGATCATATCTTGCAATGGGCCAGTGAAAGCATTGCTATACCTTATCGGCACCCACTCACTGGCAAAGGTACACAGTATATTCCAGACTTTCTAATCACTTATCGCACACGTGACAACATCATGCGAGCAGAGTTGATTGAAATCAAACCTAAAAAACAAAGCGTGGTTGAATCAAAAATGAACAGTCGAGACCGTGCTGTTGTGGCCATCAACTATGCCAAATGGGCGGCTGCCACCAAATGGGCTCAGAAAAATGGCATCACTTTTAGAGTGATCACTGAAGACCAAATGTTTCATAACGGAAAAAAATAGCCACTAAATATGGCATGACTCGCAAACTCGAAGAACTGTTTGAATTGCCCCCATCAGAGGATGCCCCTGAAACTGATGCTGGCAGCCCTCCTGTGCAAGACCTACGCACACAACTACAAATCCTGGATGAAAACATAGACAAAGTAGACGCTGCTTTGCCCGGTGTGCGCGGCCTGGAAAGCAGTGATGAAGAAATGGACGGCCTGGCTGAACTGGCCAAAGACAGCTACAAAGATCTCATGGATCTTGGCATGCAAGTTGATTCAAGATTTGCCAGTGAGATATTCAGTGTGGCCAGCAACATGCTAGGACATGCTATCACAGCAAAAACAGCCAAGCTAGACAAAAAGCTCAAGATGATTGATCTGCAGATGAAAAAAATGCGCCTGGATCAACAACAACAAGTTATAGACGCCAAAGCCGCTGATGCCGGAGGCTCAGACGCCATGCAAACAGCACAAGGCATGGTGCTGAGTCGTAATGATCTACTGGAAAGAATACTGGGCAAAGATCAAAATGACAAAAAAGAATAAATACCCTACAGGAACCTGACATGAAAAAATTTGCACAATACCTAGCCGAAAGTGAGCGCACTTACGATTATCGTATTAAACTTCTGGGCAAACCGTCCGCAGAGTTAATTCGCGATCTCAAACAAAAACTGGATCAATTTGATCCAGTGAGCATGGGTGACGTAAAAACCACACCCATACAAAAAGTGCTGACTGATTTTCCCAACAACCCCAATGACAGTGTGTCCATGTTTGATGTGAGTTTCAAATATCCAGCTATTGAACCACAGATCAAACAACTGGCACAACTGATGGGGTTTGATCCCAATCACATTGTGATGCAAACACAAAATCATGTTGACGGCCTAGTTGACGAAGCCAACAAAGTTGAAGTGGAAAACAAAGACCTGTTGACTGATACAGATTATCCTGCGCCTGATGCTGAACAACGTGCATTGAAAAAGGACTACGCAACTGGACCTTATGATCATGCTGTGTTGAAAAATGCATATCGCAGTGACTTCACCGTGGCTGGGGGCAAGACACCCGCAGCCAAAACCACAAATGATATTCCAACGGGCAACAAAAGCCCAATGAGCAAGATCAATCGTCCACCCAAACCAGCCACTGGCGCCAACCCAAGAGGATAATACAAATGAGTTTCTTTTACGATTTAAACAAAAAACTAGACAGCATCCGTGCTACCCCCGAAGTCACACACAAGCAGTTGAACGAACGTGACATGAGTCAACATGCCAAAGGCATTGAAAAATACACCAAGCCCGGCATGGAAAAATTGTCTAAACTAGGTAGAGAAGGTGCCAGTAAAGCAAAGATGGCTGCTACCCGCAAAGAATTCAATCAGTATGACAACGACCAAGTAGCCGAGGGTGACTTTGGTCCAGGTCGTGCTGGTCCTGAAGAAAATCAAGCAGGCCCGATGTATTCCTTCAGCCCAGACGCTAAAAATTACAAAACACCAAACACGGACCAGCAGATTGCTACATCACGAAGTCTTGACAAGATGGCGGGCCAAGGGTATTCTGCCAAGAACTTCCCCGGTGCCGGTCGCGGTGCATGGGCCAGCGATGGTCAAGGGCAAACCAAGTATGTGAACAGAACATCACCAGGTGTGATCAACAAGATCAAAGACAAACTGGGATTGGACATGCCTGATCCTGCATATGGTCCTAGACCAGACGAAAGAGAACGTCTAGCCAAACGCTATCCTGCTCCGGCCAAAAGTGTTGACGAAGGTGGCGAAGTAATTGACGGTGTGTACAAACTAGCCATTGAACCAAAACGACCTGAAGAAGCAGAAAATAAAATGACTCGTGGTACTCGTCCAAGAACTGCTGCACCTGGATTTGGCAAGGACGATTGGAAACCTTTGAATCCTGACGCAATGAAAAAAGGCGGCAACAGCATGGGCACCATCAAAGGTGGCGTATGGACTGCTGATCCACCCAAGCCAGGTGAAAAAGGAGTGCCTTTACCAAAGAATCATGAAAGAGTGCCAGAAGCTGGTGCTCCAATGACTGCCAAACAAAAGTCATTTGCCAAACTGGCACCTCCTGCAAACAAAATCACTTTTGCCGACAAAATTGCCGGCGCCAAAAAAGAAGTTGACGAAATGCTGGGCGATGTGGCTGCCGAAGCCATGCGTAGTGCCCTGGGCGGCGGTCGTGGTCGCAATGCTGAAATGGACGAAGAACGTTCCAAAGGCACTGCGTTTGACTTGAGCACA